GAAGGTATTGGAGGGTTTCCTGACTTACAAAAAAGTTTTCGGAAAAATACCGATGAAGAAACACCTCCTGCTCAAACCACGCTTTGACCGCATGTCGGTAACAGGCAAGATTGATTGTGCAAAGAAGAGGAAAAGAAAGGGGATGACCCATCAATTGACCAGAAGACTGGACAATAGCAGACTGCAAACCCAAAGATTTCCCTTCCTCACTATCCACAAACTTCTTGGGATAGGTCAATCGAGCCTCACCAACAGAGACATCAACCAAATCTGCGTTAAAGAGTTTAAAAGAATCAATACCTTCAAGGGCGGCCAAAGTCGTCCAACGTTGAAGAGTATCGGTAGCAGATTTGTAGTCCACAGAAACAAACTTCCATTGTGATGGAGTTTCATCGTACATCGACTGAATCCGAGGTAAAAGCTGATCATTAATCAACATTGTTGATTCAGGTCGATTCTTCCAGCAATTTAACAATTGGCCTTGGGCCGGCTGAATAGCGGTGTAAAGATATCCACACCCCTTCGTTATCGTACGAAATTTAGCTGGTTCAGGAACCAACTCGACCACACAATCCGTAACCTTTCGCGGGAGTTCGCTGATACTCAAAGGAGTACCATCATCACAACAAGAAGACTTATCAACCTGACAAGCCAACTCATTGGAGACTTTGCGAACAGCAGCGAAAAGATTATCATTCCGCCAAGACACAAGGTCGGCGGTAAGTGCGGTCACGGGATCTCCACGGAGAAATTCTTCGGATAACGGGAGATTCCGAGGGACTGAACGAGTCCCAGTGGGAAACACGAAGGTGCTGAATAACTGTTTCGTTCCCCCGAGAGATCGGGAGGACTGGACACACGCAGAACCGGAAGGCATGAACTTTGAGGGAGGCGACAGATTTCGAAAGATATCTGCAGCAACTTCCACGATTGTCTTTTTCAACCGTGTATGGTCGACGTTCCATTCGGGAGGCGGAAGCGAAAGTAGATCTTGATGATCCTTCAAAGCCATTACCGCACGTTTTGCGGATAAAATTGGCCATGCTCTCTTCGCCTGTCCCAAGGAATAAATGAAACAAAGATCTCGTCGGGCGATGGCCCGGGAGATAAAACGTTTCGACCAACCCACAAACAACGACGGAGGAAAATCCGAGACGGTGGCAGCAAACTTTGGTTTGGGAGGCATTTCTGCACTACCCATTCCTTTCGCAACCAAACATCCAACGAAATATTTCGCCACGTCTTGTTCCCAATTGTCTTCGTTCTCAAAGCGCTTTAATATATCAAAAGTACGCTTAAAGGATCGGCAGATCCTGTTCCATTTCTTCGGATCCAAGGGACGCGCCCAAAGGCGGCCCATGAAAACGAGAAGGAACGAACGAACGATTTTTCCTGCGGAGCTTGAAAGCTCGCTTGGAGTCAGCATCGCTGATTCCAATCCTGCGACAAGTTTTTCCAGGTTATAAGATTTTTCCTCTGGTCTACTCATCGCAACAGCCACTGTACTGTCAGCAGTTTCGACAGGCGCATGGTTGGTGCGGGAGATGGATGAACAATCCACTCCAGTATCATGTGAATGATGAAAAGTCATTTGTGAG